TCGCTTGCGCAGGACTCCATGCTTGCGCCGAGCGCCGCGCCCCCCTCGCCGCCGCCGCGAGTAGCGCGCTACTCACGTCATCCTCCAACCGGTCCCATTCCAGTATGCGGCGAAGGTGCCATCGTTCGTGTTGATCTGCTGCGACACTGCTCCGTTGATGAGTACACCGTTCGCACCCTGCACCGTGATCGGATTGACCGCTGCGTTGTTCGACTCGTCCGCCACGATGATGACGACGCCCTCCTGCGGGCTCGCAGGGAGCGTGACTGTGCGCGGTGCGCTCGTGTCGGTGACGCCGACGATCGAGTCACCGGCCTGCATCGCGTAGCTGACTGCGGTCGCGACGTAACGCGATGGCACCTGCGCGATGGTTCCGTCGGCGTTGAGGTAGCCCTGGTACGCGCTATCCGCTGGGCCGGGATACGTCCCCGTCGGGAGATCCGAGAACCGCAGCTCGCGCGGAGGAGTGACGGTCGCCAGCAACACCGCAACCGACACTCCGACCACGACGCTCATTCCCGGAGCGAGGATGCCCTGCAGTGGAAACGGCAACGTGATGGACGCATCCGACGTGTTCGTGATCTTCGTGAACGCCATGCCCGGACGTTACGTCACCGGGACCAGGGTGTCCACGCTCAGCGGCGCAGGGTCGTCTTGGTCCCCGACTTCACGCGCCCGACGCGGTGGCAGGCAGCCTCGCGCGCGATCCAGCACGCCATCAGCTCGTCTGCCGTGTGCGCCCCGGGGTTGTAGTAGAGCATGCCGCGGATCCAGCTCTCGACTTCGCGCGTGTGGGGCCGGCCCCCTGCGCTAGGGATGATCCACTGGCCGCGCTCCATCTCTACGGCGATGGACTCGACACCGAACTGCGGGTCCATCTTGTTCGCTCCGGTGCGGAAGTTCTTCACGGGTGCAGCGCCCCCTGTGAACTGGGTGATGAACTTCTGCGTGGCGTTCGACTCCACGGCGACGATGGAGAAGTAGCGCTCGTGGGTGTCGATGATGCGCTTCACGAGCTCCGGCCCCGACCACTTCCCGGTCTCGACGCAGAGCACTTCGCGATCGCCGCTCGGGTGCAGGCAGATGGTGAACAGGCACGAGTAGTCGTTGCCCTCGCCAGTCGAGACGTCGACTCCGGTGTACGTCCGATACCCAAGGGGCAGGGCTCGGAGCATCGGCGTCATGCGGCGCCCTTCTCCGCGGTGAAGGCACTGGTCGATCCACGACCGCTTGAAGCGGGCCTCGGCGTCGTCTCGCGCCTCGCAGTAGAGCTGGCGCGCTGCCTCAGCGCTGCCCCACTCCCGCTCCCACGCATCAATGCGCGCCCTGCTCCAGCGCTGCGGCCAGCGTAGCGCCCCTGTGCTGCGGTCCATCACGGGGAAGCGGAACGCGCGCCACGCAGGGTTGCGCGCCATGTGGTGCAGGAAGTCGTCCGGGTGCCATGCGTTCCCGATGATGATGACGCGCGAGTGCTCCGTGAGGCGACCGCCGATCGTCGCACCGAACCACTCGATCACCTGACGCCGGCGCTCGTCGGTGCGCGTGTTCTCCCAGTCGAGGATGTCGTCGAGGATCGCGATGTCGAGACGCGAACCTTGGATGGTCGTGCCGACGCCGACCGCCTGCACGCTGAAGTCCTTCGCGAAGCCCCTGCGTGCTGCAACGGTGAACGCGGTGTCGGTCCACTTCTTCCCCGGCCGCAGGTCAGGGAAGACTTCGTGCAGCGCCTCAGAGCTCTCGATGTAGCGCTGCATCGCGCCCACGATCTTCTCCGCGTTGCGCGTGCTGCGGCACACGATGGCGATGCGCAGGTCCGGGTTGCGCCCGAGCATCCACAGCGTGCGAAGGATCGCGATCTGGTTCGTCTTGCCGGACTCGACGTGCCCCCAGATGATGAGTCGCCTGTGCTCCTCCGCGAGTCGCTGGAAGGAGAGGTGCACAGGGGCCTGCGTGATCCGCTTCCCTGTCTGCTCGTCGCGACCGACGTACTCGATGAACTCGTTCACGTCCTCGCGCGCCACGTGCAGCCGGAGCTGGTGATGGCGCTCGACCATGACCTGCGCCTGTGCGGGATGGCGTGCGAGCCACTCCGCGAGCACGTCAGGGTTCGAGATGACGTTGTCGGGTACGAGGTCGATCACTTCGCCACCGGTACCAGCGCGTTCGCGTGCAGCGCAATCTGAACGGCGTGCTCCCGCGTGTTCTGCAGGCTCCTGAACGCAAGCTCGAGCATCTGCACCAGCGCTTCGCTGCGGGTGATCTCTCCGCGCTCCCACCGCACGAACGGAATGCGTGCCTCACTGTGCTCATGGATGAGCGGGCGCAGCCGCGCCACGAGCGGGTCGGTGTCGCACGGCATGCGCTCGTAGTGGATGAGGGTCGCCTCCTTCATCGCGTCGATGAGGGGACCGTCGCTGTTCGCATCGTCCACCGCAACCCACACTGCCGCAGCGCCGCAGTTCGGGCATCGGTCATCGGTGATGAACTGCGGGGCATCGACCCAGTTCACTCCACATCCGGTGCAGCGGTAGTTGGCCATCAGGAGTTCTCCGTCACCAGGACGACGAGCACGGTGAGCAGTGCGACCGAGAGCATCACGTCGTGTGTCGTCACGGGACCGCTCCGCTCAGCAGCCGGTCGATGCACAGCGCGTCGTCCCAGGTGTACGGCGCGAGCAGCTCGTAGTTCACCGTGGCGAACCCGCTCCGGTGCGCCGGTCCGTAGTCGCGGTGACGACGCAGCACGCCTGCCGTCTCCAGTGCGTCGATGCGAACAGGAGCGATCGGGAAGCCCTGTGCGACTTCGCCATCACTGACCGGTGTCCAGCCCATGCGCTGCTTCAGCGCCTTGAGGTCACACTTCTGAGGAGTCGTTGAGGGTTCTGCAGAGTTGTTCATGGCTCTAACAGGTTGTGCTCAGTTCACCTTATTACTACCGAGTTCGTTCACCTGTGCCGCAGCGAGGTCGGAGGCAGCCTTCCGCTCCGCGAGTCCTTGGGCGCGCTCGAGTGTGCGGGCCATGCTGGAGAGCTCTTCGACCATCTGCTCGGGCTTCATGTGATCGACCCGGACACCGATGACGCTGATAGGCTCGCCGGCAACGATGCGCTCGATCTCCAGTGCCAGCCGCATCACGGAGTGGGCGTGGTGCATCGTCGTGCCCATCGTCATCACCCACTTCCGCATCTCGCTCGGGCTGATGGTCTGGAGCCCGCCCGCGTCCATGCGCCGCTCCATCTCGTTCACCAGCTTGTCCACGAGCACGGTCAGCTTGATGGAGATGACGGCGAGGTTCGTCGCGCCCTTGCGGCCGTGGCGCACCATCGTCGCCTCTTCGGCTCGGGCCTGGATCGCATCGAGTCGGGCCTGGATGGCGCGCTCGGCTTCCTGGCGTGCCTCCTCCTGCTCCGCTGCGATGCGAGCTGCGCGTGCTGCTTCCGCTTCGTCCTTCAGCACCTGCTCGATCGGCACCTTGCCCCAGGGCTTGAAGCGCCAGCCCTTCTCCCACGCCTTGTGCGCTGTGGCGCGGCTGACTCCTGCGCGTCTGGCTGCATTGGAGACGTTGCCGGGCTGGTCGCGGAAAGCCGCCACCAAGTCATTCCACATCTGAACTGTGAGCGCGCGAGCTCCCATCCATCACCTTCGAGTATTCAATAGTTCTTAGCAGTCCTACCGAATTGGCTTGTTCTTTCGTCGACGCTCCGAGAGCAGCTCCTCCATCCGGTCGTCCACAATGAGACCATCGGTACGGGACTTCGCAGGGTTGGACTGTAGCGCACTCGTAGCGCGCGACGCCAGCTCCACGGTTCCGGGAGGGGGCTGGGGCAGTGCGCAGCCCACAGCGTTCGCCGCCACCAGCAGCGCCTCTACGAGCGCGCGCAGGGCTTCGCTAGGCTCGTGCCCCTGCGCACGGACGTGGGCGCAGAAGTCTGCCCACAGCGCGTCGTTGAAGCGGATGGGATGGGGCGTCGACGCACCCCTCCGGTAGCGCGCGGGGCGCTCGGGGAGGGACTGAGGCGGGAGGGGTGCGCGAGGGGAGGTCACGGGATGCCTGCTGCCTGCATGATCCGGGTGCGGTACAGGTCGTCGGTCTCCCCGGTGTGACGGGTGAGGCCGCAGGTCATGCCGAGTGCGTCCAGGCCCAGCCCTGTGTCGAGCTGCGGCTGGAACGCAGGTGCGTACCCCGGACGTGCTGCGGCTTGCTGCACGGCGTCCTTGATGCTGCCTGGGATCGTCCCACCGAGCTGCTCGTGGAGGCGTGCGTCAGACTCCTGCTTCTCGAGCAGCACGCGCGCGACGTCCGCGTCCATCTTGTCGGCGAGCGCGCGGAGCTTCTGCGAGATGCTCCCGAAGCCTGCGTTCGAGGTCACGGCGCTGTTCAGCGCCTCAGCGAGTGCGAGCAGCTCAGGGTTCGTGCGCCCAGGACCGTTGCCGACCTTGAGTCGGATAACGTAGGTGTACCCGTCCAGCCCGTTGCGCGCGTGCTCGACCGTGCTGGTCTCGATGAGCACGCCGTTGGGCACGACCGCAGGCGACGGCATCGCGGGGGTCGACATCACTCCACCCCCAGGTACTTGTGGAGCTGGACGCCCACGCGCCACTGCGGGTGCAGTTGCACGAAGTCGAGGCAGCGCTTCACGTTGGCGCGGTACTCCGCTTCGTTCGTCCCCTCGCTGGACATGCCGTGCAGGTGGCTGATCTGGACGAACTTCGGGTTGATCGGATCCATCGGGTTCACGAACAGATGGCGTGCGCGCAGACGGCGCTCGAGCGTGAGCAGCTCTTCGTCCGTCCAGCCTGCGGCGTCGCTGCCGGGGAGCACGATCTTCAGCTCATCGACGCCGCGATCGAGACCGTGTTGGATCTTCAGCTCCAGGCCGATCTTCGGCGACACCGTGATCCAGTCGACGTTGCGAAGGGCAGGGTTGTCCACGCTGCCATTGGTCTCGACGGCGATGGCCCACCCGTGCCCATGCAGTGCGGCGACGAGCGGGTTGTCGAGTTGCAGGGCAGGCTCACCCCCTGTCACCACAACCTGGCGACGGACACCGGGCGTGCTGCGAGAGGGCCAGCACGCTTCGAGACGGTCGACGATCTGCATGGCGTCGAGCTTCTCCCCGCCGACGAAGTCTGTGTCGCACCAGCGTGCGCACGCGCCCTTGCCGATCTTGCGATCCTCGACGTGACCGTTCCATGCGTTGCATCCCGTGAGGCGAAGGAACACAGCGCGCATCCCTGCACGTGCTCCCTCGCCCTGCACGGTGTCGAACACTGCCTTCACTCCGTACGTCTTCACTTCCGCACCTCGCTGTAGCCGGCGCGCGAGGTCGGAGTCTCGTAGCAGCTCACGTGCACGACCTTCGCCCCGGTGTCGTGCAGCGCGTGCTGGGCGACATCGAAGACGACGCGCGCGAGGTTCTCACTCGTCGGTGCGGTGCCGGGCTGCAGGATGAACAGCTTGTGGCGCTGCTCCTGCAGGAACGGGATGAGCGGGTCGCCCATCTCCAGGATCATCCCGTGGTCGAACTGCTCGTCGAGCCACTGCCCGACACGGCGCTTGATGATCGAGAAGTCCACGATGCGGCCGACGTCGTCGAGCTCGTCCGCGGTGCACGTGATCTCGAAGGCGAAGCGGTGCCCGTGGTAGTTCGCGCACTTGCCTTCGTGCTTCATCAGGCGATGCCCGGCGTCGATCTCCAGGCGCTTGGTCACTGTCGTCGGCATGGTCTCACCCCTCTCCCTTCGCTGCGGTCTGTGCCTTGGGCTTGCGTCCGCCGCCCTTCTTCGCTGCGGGCTTGGACTTCGCCCCTGTGCGGGCGCGCTCGTTGGTCGACGGCTCGGTGTTCTTCAGGCGCTCAGCCCAGTCCATGAACACGGCTTCGAGTGACGTGCTCCCCCGCGCCGCAGCGGTGCGGTCGAACTCGGCGGCCAGCTCGTTCACGAGCCAGGTCGGGATCGTGCCTGCGATGCGCCCGATGGAGACGCGACGGTGCTCGGCCCCTGTGTCCACGTGCTGTGTGCGCTTGCCGTTGCCGACGGGCGTCATCTCCTCTTCGCGGATCTTGCCCCAGTCGAACTGCTCGGTCGTGCGCACGAGCGCAGTGATCTCCGCCCCCGTGTACGGGAGCGTGGCCTCGAGCTCGCTGAGGGGCTGCACCTCGGACAGCTCCTTGGCGACGAGCGCCAGCTTGTCCGGCGTCGGGCGGCCGCGCAGGTAGTCCGTGATGATGGTGAGCTTCTGCGCCTGCGGACGCTCGACCTTGCCGAGGTTGATGACGGGGATCGCGTCCAGCTCGAGCTCCAGCGCAATGCGCACGCGGTGCTCGCCGTCGATCACTTCGAGCTGGCCCTCTTCGAGGTCATCGACCTCGCGCGCCAGGATCGGGTCGATGAAGCCGTTCTCGCGGATCGACTGCTTCGTCTTCTCGTACGTCGCAACGTCCATCTCGTTCGGGTTCCAGTTGTTCGCGATGAGCTGCGTCGGGCTCATCGCACGGAGCTCGAGTCCCGCCACCTTCACCTGTGTCATCTCCGTCGTCATCGCCCATTCACCTCAACCGCTTTGTCCCAGTCCACTCCACGCCCGCGCCACATGCGCAGCATGTCCTGCCCGAACCGCACCCACGCCTCAGCGCTGTACTTCAGCGCGTCGATCCGATCCGGCATCGTGCCGCCGCGGCACTTGTCGAGCACCGCAGGCGGGATGATGAGCTGGCTCGGACTGAGCTTCTTCTGCGCGTTGCGAGCGATGCCCTGCAGCGTGCCGTCGGAGCGGCGCATGAAGTTCATCCCGTACAGCATCGGCGCGATCCACGACGACGAGTCCACGGAGAAGAACGGGTACAGGTGCATGTCGTCGGACGCGGTCATCTTGAAGCCATGCACGCGCACGCCGCGATCATAGGCAGCGCGCAGGAACTTCGCGTACTCGAGCGGGCGACGATCGCGCTGATGTGACTCGATGGCGACGTAGCGGGAGCGCCCCGGTCGTCGCGCTTCGTCGAGCAGGTACAGCCAGTAGTCCCAGTCCTTGTCCGAGTGCCAGACATTGACGAGACCTTCGGAGAGCCCTGCGCGCTCGTATGCGAGACGCTGCTTCTCGACCCACGGGTAGCCGACAGCGACCGCAATGTCCATCTCCACCCAGTAGTCCGCGAGGCCGGCGCGCTTCTGCACCTTCAGCCACTCGATGTACTCGGAGAGGTACTTGTCGTAGTCGACGCCCTCAGTGTCGCGCCCGTCCTTGCTGCCCTTGGTGATGGTCGCAGTGCGGATGGTGAACGCGCCCGAGTCCGCGAGCCGGAGCTCCGCTTGCCGCATCGCACGGTCCCACCACAGCGGGCTCGATGGCTTGCGGGCGTAGAAGTACGAGGACAGCACCCAGGGCACGCGCGCCTTCACCGCGGCGACGCTGTGCTCGGGAGCTGTCTCGATTGCTGCGAGGAAGATCCTCACGCCACGCTCCGTTGCTTCCCCACCGAAGCAGCCCACTCCCAGCAACCAGAGTGGGTGCAGGTGATGATCTTCTTCTCGAAGCGAGCCCGGCGACTACACTTCATGTGAGGCCATGCCCTTCGGCGTGACGAGGATGTCGAGATCGCCTTGGATGATGTTCTCGAGCTGCTCCTTGTGCGCGATGAAGTCCGCACGCACTTCGATGGCGTAGTTCGCATCACCGTCGACGATGAGCGTGACGTCGAAGTCGTCGTTGTCGCTCGCGGGATGGAAGCGCACGAGGGAGTTCGAGCCCTGCGGCCGCACTGCGAGCACGCGCCATCCGCGTTCGCGGAACCACTGCTCGACCTGTTGGTAGACGCGCCGCACCTTGTGCTTGCCGAGCAGCTCTGCGAGCACGTGCTGCCACACCCACTCGCTCCGCTCGCGCAGGTTGATGCCACCGGGTGTGAGCGCAATGCCGTTCAGCTCGGAGCGCAGATGATCGGACACCCCTGCGCGCCAACTGTTCTCGGCGAGCGCTGCACGATACCCGTCGGCATCGTACGGCGTCGCTTCAGTCGGCATGAAGTAGATGCGGTCGTACGAGCGGAGCATCTCGTGCGCCATCGCACGCAGGCGCAGGTGCACAGGCGTGTTGAAGTGCTCGGAGTGCTTCACTGCCTGGTACGCAACGAAGTCGAGCGGCGTGCGGTCGGCGATGATGACGTCCGTGTTCGGACGACACGCCACCTCGAACAGCGTCGTCCACGACTTCATCGCCGCGTAGGTGTGCGCCTGCGGCTCGGTGTCGAACAGCTTCGGGTCGAAGGGCAACGCACTGCCCGGCTCCGCTGCGAGGGCAGCGCGCACGCCGTGCGTCCGCAGCCTCCCGACCAGCATGTGCGCCAGCGTGCTCTTCCCTGTGCTCTCTGCGCCAGTGAGCGCGATGATCTTCTTGCCCAGCAGCACGTCAGACCTCCTCGTCGCCCTTGTAGTCTTCGGGCACCGTCACCACTGCGTCGTGCACGGCGAACGTGCTCATGTCGTAGGGCACGCCGACCGAGACCTGATCGTTAGGGCGCAGGAGCTTGATCCACGGCGAGTCGAACACGCGCACGAGAAGTTCGACGCGCTCGGTGATCTCCTTGGGGAGCGCGAAGAACGCATCGAGCTGCTTCGTGTAGCGGCCGCAGGAGATCGTGACCTCCCCCATGTCCACAGCTTCGAGCAGGCTGGACGTCTTCAGCCAGTCCCAGTCCTCGAAGTCCTCGGTGAGGAACACGACGTCGAAGTTGCGGTGCATCATCGCAGCGGACTCGACGAGTGTCGGCTTGCGCGCGAGGAACACTGCGGGCTCACCGAAGTGGTAGCCCTCGATCTCTGTACCGAACCAGACGCCCTTCGCTGCGATGCCTGCCGGGTGCCCCATCACGTCAACTCCTTCACAATGTTCTCGATCGACTGATCCCACATGCGCGTCGCGTACGGCGCTGCCTCGGCTGCGTTCAGACCTTCGTGGATCAGGTCCACGGCGCGCTCCAGGTCGTCAGCCGGGTAGCGCGGGAAGTGTTGCAGCGTCTCCTTGTAGCTGAGCGCGTCGGGCACGACGGGATGGCACCCGAGTGCGAGCGACTCGAGCATCGCGATGCCCCAGGTCTCCTGCAACGCACAGCTCACTGCGACGCGCGACTTGCCGAGCAGTGCGTAGTAACTCGACTTCGACGCGCACACCTCCTTCGTGCGTGTCCAGCGTGTGCCGTCGTTCCCGTACCGCTGCTGGTACAGGTACTTCATGTGCTCGAACTGCCAGGGCTGCTTCTCGGCTGCGAGGCGATGCGGGAACACCACGATGCGTTCGCGCGAGACCCACGGTTCGCGGTGCTTCTTCAGCCCGTCGACGAACAGCGGGAACCCTGTGACACGGAGCTGCGGGCCGACACGGTTGCGCTCCCAGTCCCCGTTGCAGACGTAGTCCATGAAGAGCTTCTTGTGGAACTCGGTCGCGAAGAACATCCGATCGTAGATGTGCGCCCACGACCGCTCCGCACGCTGCGCCCACATGCGCGTGGGCTTGGTGATGAAGTCGTGCGGATCCCAGGTGCCTGCATGGAACAGCCCGGCGATCTTGAACTTCACCTTGCCGAGGTCACGCATGTAGGCGAGCTGCTCGACGGCAGGGTTCCATCCGTCGTGCAGCACAACCCAGTCACCGTCCTTCACGTCGCCTGAGTGCAGCGCGCCGATGAAGTTCGAGAGCTGCGTGGCCTTCCAGTAGTTGGTGCCGAGCACGTCGAGGAACTCACCCTGCTCGATCTTCTCGGTGAGCTTGCCGCCGTCCACCATCGCCCAGTGCATGCGAAGGCGCGAGAGCTCCTCGACCCACCAGGTGTACCAGTCGGCGCTGTAGCGCTCCTCGAGCGGCTCGATCGGGAACATCCAGATCTTCATCCGAACTCCACGCGCGCGCCGTTCTCTGCGTCCTCCCACACTTCGATCGCGGAGATGGGCCACGGCCCTGCTGTGTCCATCTTGAACGCAGCGCAGAGGTCGAGCGCGATCTGCTCGCACGAACGCGCGCCGAGCATGAGCTCCAGGTGGTCCGCACTCTCTGGCAGGTACAGCTCGCACAGGAGCTTGAACGCACGGCGCTTCAGCATGTGGAACTCGACCTGGCGGTCGGGATCCGTGACCGTGCACTCGACACGCACCTTGAACACGTGACGGTGCATGTCTGCGAGATACCCGACGACGGCCGGGGCACTCGGCCATCCGTGGAACCCGACCACATCGAGTGCGGCGATGACGACCTTCTTCTTGACCTCGAGCTGCATCACTTCACCGCTTTCGTCTTCCTGCGCCGCTGCACCATCCGCGACACGATGTTCAGGTGAATCGACATCGGGGAGCGCAGGTAGCACGTGCGGCACTGGCCGACGTACTCGCCGCTCCGATGAGAGCTCTGGAGCTCTTTCACGCGCCGCCCTGCCCACACTTCTGCGAGCGATGCGTCGCGCAGGTTCCCGTAGACGTTCGGGCTCTCTGGCGTCGGGTCGAAGATGAAGCAGCACGACAGCACCGTGCCGTCCTGCGCAACGCTCACGCTCGCGAACGGGTTGATGCAGAGCTCCGCGTTGCGCGGCTTGCTGCCCTCGTCCGCGCGCCCGCTCATCTCCGAGAAGCAGTCCGCGGTCGTGCGGATGGTGACGACGTCGCCCCAGTTGCGCACGGCGACGATGTCCGTGAGTGCTTCGACATCCGCGCGCGTGCCGACGACGTCGGTGTCCACGAGTTGCAGCTCGACGAACGGAACGTCGTGGCCTGCATCGCGGCGCGTGCGGTACGCGAGCACGAAGGTCTCGATCGCCGCCATGAGCTGCGGCAGTTGCGCGGGGTAGCGGAGCTGGTGGTAGACCTCGGGGCGCACCGAGTCGACGCTGATGGTGAGCGCGTCCAGATCGAGCAGCGCTTCGGTGACGCCCTGCTTCTTGCCGATGAGCAGCCCGTGCGTGCTCAGCCCTGTCATCACTCCGGCGTCGTCACGAAGCATGCGGATCGCGTCGTGCAGATGCGGGTGCAGCGTCGGCTCCCCTGCCATCTGAAGCTCGGTGTAGAAGCTGCCCCCGAAGTCACCGCGCGCGATCATCGCGCGCAGGAGCTCGAGATCGAGCAGACCGTCGGGGCGTTCCATGTCCGTGGTGCGCAGGCACATCGGGCACTTCAGGTTGCAACGGTTGGTGAGCTCGACCTGGTAGATCTCAGGGAGCGCCTTGAACTCGGTCCCTACCGAGTGCACGTAGGCATCGGTCGTCACCACAGGGAGCTTCACCATCACGGCCTCCGCAACATCTGCAGCACCTCGGCGCGCGCTGCGTGGTTGTGCTGGAAGATGCCGCGCATGACGCTCGTGCGCATGACGGCACCGGACTTCTTGATTCCGCGGCAGGACATGCAGGTGTGCTCCGCTTCGAGCAGCACGGCGACGCCTCGCGGGTCCAGGTGCTTCTGCAGCGCGTCCGCGATCTGCGTCGTCATCTGCTCCTGCAACTGGAGACGGCGCGCGAACACATCGACCACGCGCGCGAGCTTCGAGAGTCCGACGACGCGGTAGTTCGAGCCGACCTTCCCTGGGAGGTACGCAACGCCTGCGAACCCGGTGAACGGCAGCAGGTGATGCTCGCAGGTGGACGTGAACGGGATGCCTGCGAGCGAGACCACTTCGTCGTAACTGCCGCCGTCGAACGAGACCTTGAGCAGCGCGGCGACGTTGTCCTCTTCGCCCGAGGTCATCTCGCGCAACGCCTTCACCACACGCCGTGGTGTGTCCTTCAGTCCTTCGCGCTCCGGGTCTTCGCCGATTGCGAGGAGCAGCTCACGCACCGCTGCCTCGCCTCTCTCGATGTTGTTCATGGAGGGCACGCTACACTTGCGCTACAGACGAGGCAAGGGACGACGGATGCCTGCTTCGCGTTCAACCTTCTCGCGCGCCCACTGACGGCGTGCGTCGTCGACGTACTCGTGCAGCACCTTCGTGAACCCGGTGTCATCCTGCATCACGTATGCGAGTGCGATGAGCGCGTCGACGAACTCTTCGGTCACGAGCGTTGTGCTCGTCGCGAGTGTCGAGACATACGTGAGCAGGTCACTCGGGAACATCTTGCGAACGATGTCGCTCTCGGCGAAGCGCGCGAGAGCTGCCGTCTGGAAGTGCCAGCGGGATTCAACTTGATCCGGTGACTCGCACAGCCGCCCGCCCACCGAGCGGAAGTACGTCGCTGCCCCGGTACGGTGTTGCACGAACGGCAGCCCGTGCACGCATCCGTGGCAGCGACTCACAGCGCGACACCGGGAAGGTCGAGTGCGCGGTCACGCTCGTAGAGTTTCTTGCACTCGAGACACACGCGAGCACCGCGCTTCGAGCGCTTCTCCGGCAGCAGGTGATTGCGGATGCAGTGCGTCTTGCGGGCGTTGTGCGCGCTCGGTCCTTCGCCGCGCAGTGTGTTGACCTTCGGCGTCACCGCTTCGAGGTGCGAGGGGTTGAAGCACAGCCTGTTTCGGCACTTGTGATCGACGACCAGTCCGTCGGGCACGATGCCGTGGAACAGTCGGTACGACAGGATGTGCACCATCTCGTAGGACTGCTTCCCGTTCTCGCGCGGCAGGATCAGACGTCCGTAGCCGTTGCCGTTCTGCGAGCCAGTCCAGACCCAGCAGTTGCCTTCGCAGTCGAGCGGGCCGCGCTCGAAGCTCACGTGCTCGAGCATGGCGCTTCGGATGTGCCAGAAGTGCGATGTCACAGCTCCTCCAACTCGTCAGGGGGCGCGCCGGGATGCGGGTACTCCGCGGGTTCGACGGGCCAGCCCCAGAAGATCATCGTGTTCATTGTACCCGGCTGACGTGTGAACGGTCCCTTCCGCGATGCTTCGATCTCCCACAGCTCCATGCGCTCCCCGGAGCAGAGATCGTCCTCACACATCTCGGCGACGACCTCGCCCCAGTGGAACGCACCGCGTCGCATGCACAACGCGACGGCGATGTGGATTGCGTACGCAACGCGCCACTCGTGCATCGTCATGGCTCGTCCTTGAAGAAGCGCCGCACGAGCTCGCGCTGCGTGAGCAGGTTGCGCTGGTCGCACGCCACAGGGTCCTTCGACAGCACACTGACGACGCACGGTGTGCGAGCGAGCCAGCGGAACTCGGGACCGCCGACGTGCTCGCGGATGTTGATGCCGCGAGCGCACGTGGGCTTGTTCGCTCCGGGCGCCCATCCGTAGTGCTCGCACATCATCGGCTGCTTCCGCTCGGCCACGGCTACTTCGCCCCCTTCTTCGGGCGAGGTTGCTCTACGACGGGCTCCTCTTCCACTGGCGGCGGATCGAACGTGGGCGGCGGCTGACCCGGATCAGGGAAGTCCTCGGGCGTGATGCCTGTCTCGAGTACGTACACACCGGACTGATCTCCGGCAGTGAACGGCCCGAGGCGCACGATGTCGAGCGCCCACACATCACCCGCGCGCTCCACGCCGTCGAGCAACCCGAGGTCATCCATCTCGCTGCGGATCTCTTCGAGCGTGACCTCGCCGCGCTGTAACTCCGCGCGCCGCTTCGCTGCGATCGCGACGCCCACATGGATTGCGTACTGAACCAACCAACGTCTGTAGTTCTTGCCCACGTCGTCCTGCTCCTCTACTCGTTCGATCCGCCCCACACCTTCACCGGACAGGTTCGGCAGAAGCTCTGCCCAACTCAGCGAGTACCAGGGACCGCGCCCGTAGCGCGCACGCACACCGTCCTCGCCGATCTCGACGCGGAATGTTCCGCGCGCCGGCCACCCTCTCGACGACCACACGGCGCCGAGGTTCACCTCAACCTCACGCACCAACCGCCCCTTCAACCGTGCTGCCATGGACACAAAACCTCCCTGCTGTCGAGTTCCTACCCCGAAAAACGTCTGCGCTTGTGTGTCCGCAAGGACACGCGCTCCCCTGGGGGTGCCTAGGGGTCTAAACGCCCCTACAGCGACCCATGCGCCAAGGGGTGGGGGCAAGGGTGCTACGGGGGCGATTACCGCCCCCTGCCGCCCCGTTTAGACCCCTGCAGGGGTGCTACCCCCACGCCTGCACGGCGTAGCCCTCGCTCCCCTCCCCCTCAGCGCTGCGGGACACGTGCTGCAACGCCCCCGCGCTGACCCGCACGCGCTGCACGACGCAGGTCGGTTCGAGGGACTGTTCGAGCAGCGGTGAGTGGGTGATGAGCACGATGGGGCGTTCGATGGCGAGCTCCTCGATCACCCGGCACACGGCTTCCACTCCGTCGGCGTCGAGTGCGTCGAACACCTCGTCGAAGAACAGTGTGCTGGCGACCGTGCCGTGCGAAGCGTTCGCGACCTCTGCGAGTGCGAGCAGCAGGGCCACGTCGATGCGACGGCGCTCGCCTGCACTCGCACCCTTGTAGCCGAAGCCGCCGCCTGCACCGTGCACTTCGAGCGAGATCGCGTCCTTCACACCACCGTTCGCCTTCTCACCGTACGGCTTGAGCTCCAACCGCAGCCCCCAGCCTGCGATGCGACCGAGCCACACGTTCGCGATCTGCTCGACGCCGGAGAGCGCGTCGGTGAGGAGCTTCGACCGCACGCCCGTGAGGGACAGCACGCGCTCGCACGCGAGCAACTCGTCGGCGATGCGCTTCGCTTCCTGCGCCTGTGCGGTGAGCTCGGCGAGCTTCGCTTCGGCTTCCGCTGCACCCGTCGCGACCGTGTTCAACTGCTCGGAGAGGCGCGCGTGCTCCTTCGCGACCCCGACAGCAGTCACGCGCTCGGATGCGATTTGGAACTGCCGCTTCGACGCCGCGTCGCGATCCTCGCTGAGCTCGACCTCCTCAGCGGTCAGGTCTGCGAGATCCTTCTGCCACTGCACACGCTGTACCGTATGCGCTTCGAGCATCGCGTCGTGCTTGGCCTGCGCGGCGGCGATGAGCTCCGGTGCCCACGGCGTGTTGCATGTGGGGCAGTGGCCGGACTCCAGGCGCTTCAGCTCGCGCTCCACCTCCTTCATGTCGCGATCGAGGTTGAGCAGCGCGCGCTCCGCAACGGTCTTGCGTGCGCGGCAGGCGTTGATGTCCTTCGTGATCGCATCGACCGTCTCGCGCAGCTCGATGAGCTTCGCGTCCATCGCTGCGACGTCCGGGACTGCGCCGAGCTCTGCGAGTGCGCGCTCGGCATCCTCGCGCCGCTTCGCTTCCCCTTCCGTGCGCGCCTGCTGCACCTGCATCGCCGTCTCTGCGCTCGCCTTCGTGCGCTCTGCGGTGCGGAGCTCCCTGCGGCAGCGATCCAGCGCTTCGTCGAAACGGTCCAGGCCGAGCAGCGTCTCCAGCAGCCGCTTCCGATCGCCGTCGGTCGCGAGTGTGAAGTGCGATGCGTCCTGCGAGCTGAACACGCTGGTGCGACGCCACACATCGTGCGTGCCGATCACGTGCTCCAGCGCGTCCTGCGCCTTGGTCGCGGTGTCGAACTTCGTCGTGTCGTTCGCGTGCGACCAGCCGAGCGAGGTCTTCCCTTTCACGCTGCGGGTGCGAGTGACGCGCAGGTCGTTGTCCGTGACGATCGACACGACGCCCTCTTCACCCTCGCGCCAGGGCTGGGTGCCGCGCAACGTCTTGCCCCACAGCCCCACGGACACGGCTTCGATCAGCGAACTCTTGCCGCTGCCGTTGTGCCCCTGCACGAGCACGACGCCGCGATCGGGGAGCGTGATGATCTCCCCCGCTGGCCCGTAGGACATGAAACCGCTCATCCCGATGCTCTTCACGATCATTGGTTCACCTCGCTGCCGCTGTTCGCAAGACGCCGCTCTGCGTCGAATCTGAGATTGAGGAATGCGTTGTAGATGCTCTTCACCTGCTCCGAGTGAAGGCTCACCGCCGGCCGGTGGTCGATCAGGTCGTGGATGTTCTCGAGCATCGTGTCGATGTCGGCGTGGTGCACCCAGTTCTCTGCGAGCCACGGCCGGTCCATTGCGAGGTACTCGAGCCACTCGGCGATCGAGTCCAGCGTCGTCCAGAGCCCGGTGCCGTTGCAGCGCAGGCACACGGCAGCGGTGATGCGCCGGTTCACGAACGAAGCGACCGATCCAGGATCACGGAGCGAGACGAGCGGCGGGATGTAGAGCGGTGTCTGCATCGAGCGCGACGCAGCGTTGTTCATCCCTGTGCCGTCGCACGCAGGGCAGTCGGTCGTGGGTGACGTGTCCATCACTCCGTCTCCAGCGAGACGACGGTGTCCTCGGCCAGCAGGTCGAGCAGCACGCGCACCATCACGAGTTGCTTCCCGGTGAGCGGGCGTGCGTGGCTCGACAGGTCCGCCTGCTTCTTCACGTTGCGGATGAACTCCTGCTCGTGGAACGAGAAGAGCTGTCCGCGCCGCTTGCGGTCACGGCGTGCGACGCTGATCTTCGCCTCCACTTCGGTGTTCGCGTGCAACGTGTTCACCCACTCGTAGACGGTCTCGCGGGGCGTGGTGCGGTACAGGTGATCAGGGTCGCGATCGCCGCCCGTACCCGGTTTGCAGAACTTCGCGATGCGTCGCGGGACCGTGGTGAAGATCACCGCGCGCTGCTCATCCCTATCCATGGTCGGCTCCTACTTCTGGAGGTATGCGAGGGTGCGGGTGAGGACGTTCGTGCGATCGACGCTGGCGTCCAGCTCCATCGAGCCGACGTACGCACGCACCGCGCCCTCCCATCCACCTGTGCTCGCGACGACGGTCTGGATCTGCGCACGCGCTGCTTCGTCCGCTGCCTTGTCGTCGAGCGCGGGATCGACTCCTGCGAGGCCGAGGTTGACCTCCATGTCCTGGAGCATGCGGGTCGCCGATCCGACGAGCGACGGCCCCACCTTCCAGCGTGCGTACAGGAGCGTCGGAATACACTGCTCGGCACACTTGCGGATGTACTGGTCGCCGCCGGGGCCGGTCGCCATCACGAAGCGCGGGCCGGGGATCTCGACGCGCTCCCATGTGTTCGCTTCGGTGTCGACGAGGATGAGCGATCCGTACCCTTCGAGCCCAGGGTTGTCGTAGCCCGTCGGCACGAGCGCACCGCACTGGATGATCGTGCGACCGTTGCGCTCCCAGCTCTTGTGATCGTGCCAGTTGCCGGCGACCGCCCACTTGATGTCGTGCTTGTCCATCAGGTCGAAGAGCGTGTCAGCCTCGATGCTGTCGTGCGCACCGAGCATCCACGCAGGGGTGCCGGCGTCCGCGATGCCCATGTGGAGCACGAGCACGTTGGGCTTCCCTGCGATCGCCTCCAGCTCGGTCGGGAGCCACTCGCGCGCGTCCCCTGTGCGGTACGGCATCAGCAGGATCGACACCTCTGCGCCTGCGCTGATGATCGCAGGACCGTCGAACGCGCCGACGTCCGCGTCCATGCGGTCGATGGGGCCGAGCGCGTCATCGTCCTCGCTCATCGACACGGTGTCGTGGTTGCCGCGGATGATCGCGATGTTCAGCTCGCGCCCGCGCAGCACGTCCATCGTCTTGGAGATCACCTGCGGCTCCGGGCGCACGTTGTCGAACAGGTCGCCGCACACCACGAAGCCGTCGCAGTTCGCGTCCTCTGCGGCGCTGAGCGCAGAGCCCAACGTGTCCAGGATTGCGCGGCATCGGTGGTTCAATCCGACGTGCATCGCGCCGCCGTGCTTCCGGTGGTTCGCGATGTGCACGTCCGCTACGAATGCGATCTTCGCCATGTCACTGCTCCTTCTCCAGCATCCTCAACGTCGTGAGAGCATCCTCGATCTCACGGTACGTCTTGCCCTGCTTCTGCAACTGCATGCCGTGAGCACGCAGGCCACGGACGTCATCGTCGGAAGCCGTGCGCCGCCCGAGTGCACCGTCGACCGTGCTCGCGAACATGAGTTTGTGCACGACTGTTTCGATTCGCCCGCGCGCCACCTTCAGCTTCTTGCGACGACGGTCACGCCGCGCGTGCGACCTATTCTTCTTCCCCACTGGCCTTTGCCTCCGCGCTCGACACAACGCCGCCCCAGCCGAGTGAGACGAGCGCAGCCTGGTGAGCCTTGTCGCCCTTCGCTCCGCGTCCTGCCTTGCCGACCTTCTTCGCGTGCTCCAGCGTGCTCCACTCGTTGTTCCATCCCGTGTCGTAGTCGAGACGGATGCGGGCTTTGCGGAACGGCGGAGAGAAGCGCGTCTTCGCAGTGACGAGCGTGACGATCTTGCCGGTGTGCTCGTCAGCCTTGTTCTTGATGGCCTTGCCGCCGAAGAGCTGCAACCGGAGCGAGGCGTAGAACTTCACCGCCTTGCCGCCGGGCGTGATCGTGTTGGGGCCGAACATCACACCGAAGTTCGCGCGCACCTGATTCAGCGCGAGCAGATGTGCACGGTGCTTCGCGAGCAGCGGGATGAGCTTCTTCAGCTCCGCGCTCATCAGCATGCTCTGCAACGCGGGTGCACGGTCGCCTGCCTCCTTGCCGAGCTCCACCTTCGGCGTCATCGCTGCGATCGTGTCCCACACGAGCAGCAGGGGGCCGCGCTTCGCATTGTGCGACGTGAGCAGGAGCTTCGACTGCTCGAGCGCCATCTCCATCGTCTCGGGCTGCACGATGATGAGGTTGTCGATGTCGACGCCGTACACCTTCGCGCGGTCTTCGTCGAAGCTGTACTCGACATCGACGACGACGCACGTCGCTCCGTGTTGCTGCGCGGACGCGATGCACTGCCACGAGAGCGCTGTCTTGCCTGCGCCCTCCTCACCGCTCAGCTCACTCATGCGGCCGACAGGGAGCCCGCCGATCCCGATGCTGTAATGGTCGATGATCTCGACGCCGGTCGGGATGACCTCCTTCACCTGTGCCGCTGCCTCGCGTCCGCTGCCGAGCCGCAGTGCACTCGTGGTCCCGAACTTCTTCTGCAAGAGCTTCACGGTCTGATCGAGCACGGTCTTGTTCGACATCACATCTTCTCCAGAAGCAGAAGCGCGTGCTCCCGCTCCAACTGTTCGGCACGTCCGGGAACACCTTTGTGCCGAAGCCAGCGTGCGATGGCTCCGACGTCGTTCATGTGCACGCGAGCTTCGCGCGTGCGCGGGTGGCGCTTCTGCACGAACAGCGGAGCAGGCATCGCGCATCCGCTCACACCGAGGATCTCGCGCGCTTCGTTGAACGAGAGCGCGCCATACTTCAGGAACTGTCGAAGCGTACGCATAGTGGACGCCGATGGAGTTGAACCATCGCCCTGCATCTCGGTTGCCGACGTAGCCGCGGGCGGCGGCAGTCGAGAGAGGCAGTACACCGTTCGCGCCCATAAACCCCCAGCCCCGGAGAGGGTGAGTCTCCGGGGTTGTCCACGCCTGGGGGAGCCGCGCAGGTGACCGTGCGTGCAAGGGAGCAGCAACGCTCGCATCGCGACGGCCGGGACACTGAGACCTTACATCTACAGGTCGTCGTCGTCCACGTCCGCAGTGCTGTCGTACACCTTGCCGGCGGCACCTTCGCCCACGTCGTACTCACCGCCGCCCGTCTGCGGCTTCGGCTGTGGGCGACGCCCTGCGAGCATCTCCTGGATGTCGTGGTCGCTCGGGACAGCGGCGAGCGATTCGAGGTTGTGCATCTGCTGGAGCAGCTCGGTCATCTCCGCGTTGTCGGGGAGCAGCGGACTCGGTCCCTTCGGGTCCACGGCCACGCTGTAGCGCGTGTTCTTCTTCTCGCCCGTGCGGATGATGATGAGGTCGTAGCCGTTCACGGGGTGCGTGAAGTTGAGGCCGAGGCCCTCGTCCGGGTCACGAATCTCGATGAGCTTCTTGTGGATCATCGTGCCGAACTTCCAGACCTTCCAACCCTCCTCCGGCGCAGCGCGCTGGAACACGTTGGCGAAGAGCTGACGCTGCGGGAGCAGGTTCTCGCCGCGCTTCTGATCGACGGGGTTGTTCGACGCCTGCATCTGCTTCGCCTTCGTGCACACACGGCAGGGGAGCTTCGCTTCCATGCGCGGGCAGACGAACGCGACGGAGTTGTCCAGCCCGGGGACGTCGACGTAGTGCATCCACACGGGACGCCAGGGCGTCTTCGTGCCGGGGCGCGGCGGTCCCATGCGCAGCACAGTCTTGCCCTGCGGGAGCGCGCCGAGGTTCTTCGACTTGCTCGACTTCTTCGAGTCCTCGCGATCCTGCTGGAGCGCGTCGAGATCGAAGTCTTCGTACAGTGCGAGGCTGGTGTTGGTGTTCTTGGTCGGTTGCTTTGCCATCTGGGTACTTCTTCTCTTTCGTGTTGGTTCGGATCAGCCGTGAATGTGTGCGTCGCGCATCTCGTTGCGGAGACGCGGGTTACCGTCCATCTCCTTGCGGACGGTGGCGCCGAGCGAGATCAGCATGTCCTTCTTCGCGATGATGGAGTCGACGACGCCGCGCGACTTCAGGCGCTCGACCTCTGCGTCGATCTTCGCGATGCGTGCTGCGATGTACTTCTGGTCGGTCTGCACGCGCTCCTTCACCGCACCCTCGGTGACCTTGCTGCCCTCGTCGGCGAGGCGCTCGCGCCACTCGATGTGGAGCGCCGCTTCGGTGCGATCGAGTTCGAGGTCCGCTTCGAGGTAGTTCTCGTGCGCGAGGGCGTACTTCGCGTTCCAGTGCGCGAGATCGGCCGAGAGCCGCACGAACTCCTCGTGCAGGTTCGTCGGGTCGATGTGCGTTGCGCGGGTGCTGTACTCGTCGGGTTCGATGTCGTTGGTGTCCATGTTCATCCTCGTGTGAGTAGGTTGTGCGGTTGGAGTTGAATTCTGCTCAGTCCTTCACTTCGATCATCGAGCCCCAGGAACGACCGTACTTGAAGTCGACCTTCAGCGGTACGCCGCCTGAGTACCAGCCGGACATTACCTGTCCCATGATCGCGATGGACTCGGCGACCTGATCGTCGCGAACCTTGGCCATGATGGAGTCGTGCACCGTCAGCACCACTGTCGCGTCCAGTCCTTCGTCGTCGAAGCGCTGCTGGATCGGGTCGAGCGAGCGCGTTGCGTAGTGCGCCGCAGTGCCCTGCACGGGGGTGTTCCCGGTGATGAACACGTGGCCTGAACGGCGCACCACGAAGAACGTGTTTGGCACAATCGGACACCACACTGATGCCTTTGCACGGTACGAGCGCCAGTGATGCCACATCACCTGTGCCTTGTCGCGCTTGAGCACGGTGACCGCCCACACGCCTGTCATGCGCGGCACATTGCGTAGGTGGCGCGACTTCGGCTTGTACTTCGACATGTCGCGCCACTTGAGTGAGGACGCCTTACCAGCAGCAACACACAACGCTTGAAAGGCGTCCGCAGTCGCTTCCGACCGCGTTATAAACACAAGCTTGCCGCCGCTACGGCTGCCATCACCGTCTATCATTGTGTCAAGGAGCAACTGGGCCTGCGCACCGTCCAATGACGCGACGAACTCGTGCGTGAGTTCTCGTGTTGGAAACAAGCGCACAAGGTCCTGCTCACGCCAATCCCAGTGCACGAGCTGATCGCGTTGAACGACGCGGCGCGTTGCGATTGGGCGTTCACGTTGTAGCAGCGCGTCGATGCGCGCGACCTTCTGCGGATTCGCACGTGCGCTCTGGCACAAACCGACAGCGCGACCTGGCTTCGGTTGTGGGCCACGTAAGCCCTTACGCCCTGTCACGCGCCGAGTTTGTTTGATGTACCCATCGGTGAGGAACCATCCGGCCAACTCAACAAAGTCATTCCCATATGTAGCCGTGTTCGACCACAGACCTGTGCGGTGGATACGGTCGTCGCCGTGCTTTGAAATAGTTGCCGACGTGCGCACAACGTTGGCGCGTAGGGACTTGTTGAATGTGAGCCAGCGGTGATCCGGTGTCGTCACTGCGTGAAACGATGCGGATCGAAACTCGTACAAGTCGCCCACATAGTCAGGCCACAACTTGAGATCCGTCGGTAGCTGCCACTCCAACACCCCTGTCGCTGGGTTCTTCGTAAGTAGCTCGTCCTGCATTGTAAGCTCGAACCCCCGCACCCACCCACGACGAGTCAGCGCCTCGGTTTCGTCGTCTAGGCAGTTCCACGCCGCGTTGCTCGCGTTGCGCAGACGCCCGCGCGATTCGTCCGCGCCGCTCTCACCGATCATCGGAAGCGGACGCCAGTTCGCAGGCTGTCCGTCGAGGTAGACGAACACGCCGCCGTGCTTGCGTGCTGCGGCGACGGTGTTGTCGATCGTCTGCTTCAGCTTGCGGAACTTGCCGAAGACGAGCGCGACGAACTTCTCCGCATCGCGCGTCGGGATGCCGAGCGTCTTGCCGAGCTTGAACGCAGGCTCCAGGTCGTAGTTGACCTGGAAGTTCATCGACTTCGCAGCGCGTCGATACTGCTTCTTGAGCTCCGGTGTGAGGGCGTCCCAGTCCGTCACGTTCCACGCGACCGGCGCGACGAGCTGCGCAGTGCGTTCGTGGAAGTCGTGCCCGGAGAGGAACATCTCGATCATCACCGGGTCCTGCGAGAGCATCGCAGCGATGCGAAGTTCGAGCTGCGAGTAGTCCGCTTCGACCAGCATGTAGCCGGGCGGTGCGATGAAGATGTCGCGGCTCATCTTCCCGAGCACCGGATCGCGGTCCGGCGAGGGGATGTTCTGCAGGTTCGGGTTCTTCGACGACATGCGGCCGGTGTTATGGGTGACGACCCCGCCGGTCACGTGACTGTGGTCGATGTCGACAGTCGCGCCGTAGGTGGGCTCCGCCGCTTCACGTTGGACGCTGACGACACTGACTTCGAAGAAGTCTGCACGCGCACCGACGATGTGCTCTTCCGACTGCCAGCGCTTCCCGCTGCGGATGTCACGGATCGTTTCACGGGCAACGCCATACTTCTGAGCGAGCTTGCTGTCCGACACACCTATCTTGGACCAGCGGCCACCGCCACCAGCGGTAGGGCGCGACGTCGCGCGAATCTCAGCAACGATCTCCTCCGAGAGCTTCAGTTGCGGGTGTCGCATTCGGCGCTTCGAGAGCGTGCCGTGCCGCGATGCGTCTCGGTGGTTCTCGGAACTCGTGCCGTACTTCAGGTTCCCGGCAGTGTTATCCCACGCAATGCCGTTCATGTGACGAACGTGCACCTGCTTCTTCCCGATGCAAAACGCGCCGGCCACGAGACGATGGACACCAAAGTCCTTCCGATCACCAGTACCGCGCGTCTGCGCACCGTTTCGGTGCAGGCACACCTTCAAGTGCCCCCATCTCCCCTTCGGCTGGAGAGCGAGAACGTTCCCCGTGCGCTTGTTCCGCACGCGCCCCCAGGACGATACCTCGAATGCGGTCCAGCCCTTCACATGGCGCCACTGCTCGGGAAGTGAATGCGCGAGAACGAGCTCACCCTTCACGAGTGCGTCGGCGCGCTTCCACTCACCATCAGGGCGCAGGTACTTGTGGTCTGCCGTCGTGCGCAGCTCGAGCCCGTTGCTGAGTGTTACGCGGTAGATCTCGCTTGGCGCGTTCACACACGTCGCAATCACAAGCCGTGGCACGCCTGTGTGCGCAATGACCTGATCGCCAACACGCACCTTCTCGGCTGGGATGTACCCGCGATTTGTGAGCACGAGTTCGCCTGCTGGAAGGCACCCTGCACCGTCGAGGAGGAACGTCGTGTGGATGCGGCCGTCGTCGCGGATGTACGCACGCGCTCCGCGCCCGTTCGTGCTCTGCACCTTCACCAGGTGTCGGTACTCGAGCAGCGAGGCGATGATCGGATGCTGCCCTTCGAGCTCATGCAGCACCTCCGCGTCCGTGCTGTTGCCGTCGATGCGGGGCAGGCGCAGCTTGCCGAAGAGCAGCTCGCTGAGCTGCTTCGGTGAGTCGTAGTTGATGTCGCCGTACACCTTGAGTTGTGCTTCGAGCGGCTGGATCTTGGAGTCCAGGTACTGCTCGAACATATCGAGCGCGATGCGGTCCACGTGCACGCCTTCGCGCTCGATCCGAACGAGCGCCTGCATCGCAGGGAGCGTCACCTTCTCCCAGACGTTCACGAGGTTCTTCTTCGCCATCAGTCGCGGGGTGTACTGGGCGTCGAGCAGATCCGTCGAAGCCGCGTCGCGCGCGTTGTACCGAACGCGCACGGTCGGATTCATGAAGCGGTATGCGTACTGGATCGTCTTCGCGCGTCCAGCACGGAGCTTCTGCAACACCTCTTCGGGGACGTGCTCGCGCTGGACGTACTTGGGCTCGTAGGGCTTGCGCGGCTTGCCCGACTTCAGCGGCTTCTGCAGCGGTTCGCCGGCGAGCTTCGCGAGGTCCTTCTTGATGAGCTCGAGCGCGTCCTGCGCTTCGCCTTTGTGCCCACCCATGCCGACGGTCTCGGCTGCGTTCTCCAGGTCCGCACCGACCTCGCCGTCGAGCAGCTTGCGGGACAGGCGCGTGTCGCGCTTCATGCGGCGCGACGTGTCGATGCCGAACTCGAGCAGCACGGCGATCGTGTCGTACTTCAGGTTGTGCCCGACGGTGTCGACGTTCTCGAGAATCGAGACAAGCACCTTGCGGTGCTTCGGGTTCTCGATCGCGTCGCGGTCCCAGGTGAAGCCGTGGTCGCTGCCCGCTGCCCACAGCGTGATCGTCTCGATGCGGAAGTCTTTGTCGAACACCACGCCCGAGGTCTCAGTGTCGTAGATGACCTCGCCTCGCAGCTCCGCCATCGCTGCCGCTGCCGTCGCACCGTCGTGCACCGTCACCGTGTAGCGCCCGACCATCGTCGGCTCCGGGACAGGCGCAGTCAGTGCCCACGCGAGATCGTCCTCGAACTGCTTCGCGATGAAGCGGTTGGTCAGCGCGAACTTCGGCAGCGGCATCACGTACACAGGAACGAACGACTCCGGGTCCGGGTACGTCTCCTCGTCGATCCACCATCCGTAGCCGCGCCGCAGCTCGTGCACAGGCGGACGACGACCGAGGATGGACTCCGCTGCGTCCGGCCCGACTGCGATGATGCGCGTCGGTCGAACCTCGCGCAGAAGCTGTGCGGTGTACGGCCGGCACGCATCAATGTGCGACTGCTCGGTGAGCGAGCCTGGACACCGGACCGCGTTGTCGTACGCGATGGCGTGCTTCCAGTGCTTCGTGATCCGGCTGCGGAGATACTTCCCCATCTGGCTCGTGAAGGGCCGTCCGATGTTGTCGTCGTCGCGCGTCGCGGCGCCGAACAGCACGTAGAGCCCGCCGGGCTTGCCCTCCGCCTGCAGACAGACGTTGCGAGTGCCTTCGTGCCGCTCGCACCGCGTGCAGGACGAGTCGCGAGCGCGCTCGGTCTCCCAGCCGACGACCGCCTGGGGAGCTTGCGGATAGAGCGGCAGTCTCACTTCTTCCCTCCACCGAAGAAGCCGAGAATCACGATCCCGGCAACCAGCACCACTACGATCCCCAGGCTTGCATCTGGCCACGTCAGCATCACTCACCTCCACAAACTGTCGGCGGCGCCGCACGGAGTCGCACCGTGCGCATCGACAGAGGTCCACCCGTTCGTCGCACCGGATTGCGACGATGTAACGAAACGGCACTGTCGATCATGCTCTGCGCCATCAGTCCCGAATTGGCTGCTCGGAACCAGCAGGTGCTACTCGATCGCGAGCAGACCGCACGCGCGGGTCACACGATCGACCATCACATCCTTGAGGCGTTCGAGCGCAGGGACCTGCGCCTGGTGCTCGGTGCACCACGCGATGATCTGATCCTTCGTTGCGAGCCCGAGCTTCTGCTGCAACGCCTGCACGACCTCGCGGAGCTTCTCCGCAGCGAGCACTTCGGCGGGAATGTCACCGCCGCCTTCCTCCTCGTCCGCGGGTGCGTCGAGGTCCTCGTCCTCGGCAGCCGGGGGCGGCGCTGCCGGGGCAGGCTTCGGAGCGGGTGCGGTCTTCTCCTTCTTCGCTGCCGGAGCCGCTGCGGGCGCAGCCGCGGCGGGCTTCAGTGCCGGTGCAGCCGGCGCAGCGGCTGCCGGTTTCGCTGCCGCAGGTGCAGCGGTCGGGGCCGGGGCTGCCGCGCTCACCGCGCTCACCGCGCGCAGGATCTCTCCCATCACGATGCGCTTCAGCAGCTCCTGGATCTCGGCCTCTTCGGCTTCGATCACGAACGCTGCGGTCTTGGAGTTCTGGGTCTGGAACTGAATCAGCTTGATCGACATTGTCTCTGCTCCTGTTGTCCGCGTGCTGCACTTCGAGCACGCGGGGTCCTCGTTACGTTGTGCGCTGGCTACGGAATTACACCCGCGTGCGGATCTCGAAGAACCCAGCCAGGTCGGGTTCGTTCGCCATGAGCTGTCGTGCGTACCAGCTCGTGTAGTGGTCGTTCAACTTGAAGTCGGCCCCGCTGGGATCGGTGGTGGCGAGCATGAACTCCCACCGCATCACTTCCCACAGCATGCGGATGCCGCACTTCGGCTGCCCCTTGTGCAACGCCTGCCGCGCGAGACGGCGAAGCGTGGTGTAGACTATCGGGTTCGCTGCGTAGAACGCGGCAGCGGCTGCGTAGAACGCGGCAGCGGCTGCGTCGTGATTCACAGGAGTCCGTGCTCCGAGAGCATCGCCTTCACCGCGGATCCGAGCTGCGGAGCAGCGCGTGCGATGATGTCGACGTTGTGGCTCAGGCGCTCGAGCACGCGAGCTGCGACATTCTTCTCGAGCACTGCGATCGCGTGATCGGGGCTCTTGATGCTGTGCCCGTCGACGACGCCCGAGCTCAGCGTAATCACGGCGACGAACTGCCAGTGGCTGTTCAGGTGAACGGTGAAGTTACGCGGGAGCAGTCCGACTGCGTCGAGGTCCTTCAGCATCTTCTTCACGCGCGGTTTGAAGCGCGCGGCGAAGCTCTCCCCTTTCTCAGTGCCGTTGGTGTAGACGCGCGGCTTCTTGCCGACAGGCTTCTTCGTTGCAGGCTTCTTCATAGTGGCTCCTCCAGTGATAGACGGGCTGCACCTCGCAGCCACGCCGTTGGTACTTCGTCCGGGTCCTTCTTCGGCGGGAGTCTCACCCACCCTGCTGTTCGTCCGAACAGCCGAAGCTCCATGCAGAGCGCGTGTGCCTCGCGCCATGCGTCACCATCGAGCACGAGCACCACCGGGCGCTGCGCTCGCATGAGCGATTCCTTCTGCGTGTGACTCGGCTTGCCGAGCACCGCCACCGCGTCAGGCCAGTAGGGAACAGTGTCGAGCACGCCCTCGACTACGAGCACAGGTTCCTCGGTGCGTTCCCACAGTGCGCTCTCGTTGAACAGGTGCTCGCGCGACATACCCCGCGGGTACAGGTAGGGCTTCTGCGCTCGCCCCGTCCAATCGCGCGCGACGTACCCGACCCAGTCGCGTTCGTCGTTGAGCATCGGAATGATGATGCGCCCTGCGTAGTACCCATCGAGCACAGCACCGACGCCCATCTCGCGGCACATCGCCTCGTCCAGCCCTCGCTTGCGTGCGTACGCACGCGCGTCCTCGAGCGACTCTGCACTCAGCCCTGGCTCGTGCCCGAGCGGGATGAAGCCGTCTGGCGGCTCCGTGACCTCGATCGTTTGCTCGACGGACACGTCGGCGTACGGATCAGGGGCTTCGCGCAGTCGTCCGCCGTGCTCGCAGCGGTGGCAGTAGTAGAGCCCTGTGCCCGAGGCGACGGACATCGAGTAGTCCGGGCGTCCTGTCTTCGAGCTCGTGCAGAACGGGCAGACGATGCGGTACTTGCCGCCCTCCCGTTTCGCAGTGGAGCGGAAGCTCTCCTCGACTGCATCGCGTTGCGCTCGCCAGTCCATCTCACGGGACATGCTTCCACTGCCTCCGATCCACGATGTTCCGCACCTGCTGCTCCGTCAGTCCGTACCGCTCTGCCAGCGCACGCACGCCGTGCCCTGCGCGGGCCATCATGCGAATCACGATCACGTCGTTCTCAGTCAGCTTCGACTGCGGGATCGCCTCGCCCTTCGTCTGCCGTTGCTTCGCGACCTTGTCGGCGACGTTGGTGCCGTGCGTCCCTGGGATGAAGTGCGAGAAGCGCACGCACGAGGGAGTGTCGCAGCGGTGCTGGATCACGATGCCGTTCGGCGGGGAGCTCCCCGTCTCGAGCTCCCAGGCGACGTGGTGTGCGCGCTGCGTCCTGCCGTTCCAGTGCAGCAAGCCGTACCCGTCGCGGTCCTTCGCGCGCGTCCACAGCCAGCAGCCGTCGCCGGGCTGCTTCTGCACGTTCGACCAGAAGCGCGTGCTCATCACTCCACTCGCGGGACGAAGCGCGCGCACGCGAACTCGTGCACGAGCGGGCCGACGCTGAACTTGTCCTCGCCGTAGCGGAATCCGGCGACGAACATCTCGACCTCCTGCTCGCTCGGTCGGATGCACGTGATGATGAGATCTGCGATGCGGCCCTTCTTCATCGAGTCCGCGATGTCGTCGATCTCCAGTCGCTTCGTGCGCGTCTGCACGTCGCGGCGTTTGGGCTGTGCTGCGGTCCAGCCGTAGATGCTGCGACCGTGCACGTAGAGACGCACGTCGCGCATCGCCTGCCCTTGCACCTCGTACTCGCTGCGCAGCGTCTTGTTCGTCACGCCCATCTCGTCGACGTAGTCGATGATGAGCGCGTCGATCTTGCGCCCCTCCTCTGCCTCGATCTCCTTCACCCAGTCCGCGATGTCCTCCATCGTCGTGATCTTCGCGGGGTAGAACTTCACGCGGAACACGCCGAGCGTGGGCAGCTTCTCGTTCAGGCGGCGCTCGACCTCAGCGCGGTTGGTCACGTCGGCGATTGCGTCGATCGGCATGCCGGTGAGGTTCGCGATCAGTCGCGCCTGCTGATCCTCTTCGCTCAGCTCCAGCGTCACCATCGCGACGAACATGCCCTGCTCGAGCGCGCACGCAGACACGTTGATGAGCCACTGAGACTTGCCCGCCTTCGCAGGTGCAACGAACAGCCCTGTGCACCCGCGGGGCAGCCCGCCGCCGAGCCGCACGTCCAGCTCCAGCACGCCTGTGCCGAGCCGGTCTGCCTGTCGCATCGCTGCGATGTTGTCGAGCACGCCGACGCCGAGCTTCGATCCGATGCTCTTGTCGATCACACCGATGGCGCGCGACTGCTGGATCATCTTCTCGACTGCGTCGAAGCCCTCGCCCTTCTTGTACGCTTCGATCGCCGCGAGCGCTGTCTCGCCGTGCAGCAACCGCGTCATCACGGGGACGACCTCGGCAGCGACCTCGCGCTCGTCCGGGAGGCTGTCGGCGTGATCGTCGATCATGTCGATGACGTCGTTCAGCTCCTCCTGCGTCTGCCTGCCCTCAGTGACCCAGCGTCGGATGCGCTGCACGACAACGAGGGGTGAGGATGCGCCGCGTCCTGTGTCCTTCGCGTGCGCCTGCGCAGCACGCAACGCGAGGGCAGCGGGTGCGACCGCGAGTCGCTCCGCTTGCATCGCGTGGCCGACGGTGCCGTAGAACGTCGGACGACAGCACGCCATCGTCGCCACCATGCGCTCGAAGGACGGGTCGAGCCCGTACATCTCGATCGGCTTCTTCGCTGGGCTACCGGCCACTGGTCACCTCCGTGCCACGGGTCTGTTCGAGTTCGCGACGGCTGTGCGGCCACCGCTTCTTCGCGAGGAAGAACTGGCGCTCGGCAGCCGTCGACTTCTTACACCGCTTCGTGTGCGCGCGATGGATCTGCCTGACCGAGCTCGTGACCGAGGCCATCTCGAAGCCACAGAACTCGCACGTCATCCGCGTGCAGCGTTGTGCGCATATCACCATAGGAACCCTCCTCGCTTCACCTCGTGCTCGAGCATCTGCTTCACCTTCGTCGCTTCCACTCGTGCGCGTTCGACCAGCACGTCCCACTGCCCGCGGGGGAAGTGTCGTGCCACGACCTCACGTGCGCGCGCCAGCGAGCCGTCGCGCACCGCGACCTGCTGTATCTCGCGACGCATACGCCACCACCTGTTGAGCAGGTCACGGTGCACGTCGCCGAGCCACATCTGCCCGCCGTCGTAACGGGGCAGCTCGGCGAGGAACCACGTCATGCGGTCCTCGATGCGATCGCTGCTACACACCCACGTGACCGGCGGGAGCTTGCCGCGCTGTCCGAAGGCGTACTTCTTCCAGACGTCCGTGCTGAAAGCGCACCACGCTGCGGGAGCGATCTTCGCTTCGGTGAGCGCGTCGGCGCACAGGCACAGGTCGGTGTAGTGCTTCGAGCGCTCGACCGACTGGCCGTACCGGAATGCCCAGCACGGCTTGCCGAAGCGCTTCTCGACCGCGCCCTTGTAGGCGAAGGCGACGACGCGGGCGCGCTCCGGGAGGGGAGCCGCCGCGTCCAGTTTCGGGGGAGGGGGGACTGTGACGGACGGGACGATCGAAGGCCCCGGATACGGCGGGATGACGCCGTTCAGGGCTGCAACGATCGACGGCCACGCACCCTCTTCGGTACGTGCTTCGCCGGCGATCCGTCCGTCGAATCGAATAACACGCGCTTCTTCCACCGCACACCTCGCGCCGTCCCCGCGCGCGATGCGCAGGGGGCGCTAGGCAGATTGTGCGAATGGATAGGTATTCTTGCGCTCTCGCAGAATTCCATTCTCGCGCCGCAGCGCACGCACCTCTTCGATGGTGCGAATGAGCCCGCGGCACAGTGCGTCGACGGCGCTCGTGTGATCGCCGTTCAGCGATGCTGTAAGCGTCCGTTCGAGTTGCACGAGGTCCTGCTCGGTCATGCGTGCTGCGGTCATGGGAACCTCCACGGCACCTATGACCATCCCTGCACGACTATGCAAGACCTATCAAGACTCGGTAATGGCGTAGCCTTCGTTCAGGTACGCGCGACGGCGTGAACGCGAATGCTTG